TACATCCGAATCTAAAAGCAAAAATTAAAGAAAAATATATAGCGGGCTATGAAACCAAAATTGATGATAATGAGCAGGAAGTAATAACGCCTATTATTCTTGAGAGGGAAGTGGAAGGCAGGCGTATAAGTGAAACAATATCCGCTATGGCTGAGGTCATCAAGCATTTGATTATAAGGATTGAAGTATTAGAAAAATAAATAAAATGAAATTGAATGAAAAACAAAAAGAAATTTTAATAAAAAAAATCAAAGATGATGAATGCCAAATCTTTTATGACAATAAATGGGATTATCCCAATGACGATACTTGTGGATATAATAAATTTGTGCAAAGAGTTTTTGGCGGCTCTCAAAGGACAATCCCAATCCTTAATATGCTTTTTAGAATTGAAAGACATGGTGGTTATGTGATTAAAATAAATTCGGAGGAATTGAAATAATGGAAACTGAAAATAAAACTGTAAGAATTGAAGGAACAAAGGAAACGCCTGTTATTAAAATATTTGATATAGCCGACTGTAAAGTAAAAAAAGAGAACGGGTTAGTTATAATGCGGGGATATGCGAACACGAAAAATAAGGCTGATAGATACGGCGATATCCCCGCCGTTCTTGAAGGCGTGAGAAATTATGTCTATGAACTAAGCGAATTTCTCAAAAATCCTGTTATGCTTTTAGACCATGTGAATAAAGTTTCACATATCGCCGGGAGTTTTACCGAAATAATTGAAGATGAAATAGGCTTGCGGTTCACAGCGGTTTTTTCAAATTCAACCTTACCAGAAATAGAGCATGCGAGGACTGTATATTTGGAAGGGCACGGAAAAGCTCTTTCAATTGCTGGTAGATGGCATTTTGAGGATAAAGAAAATCCGCATAAATTAACCTATGCGGAGATTTTTCATATATCACCAGTCGGGGTCGGCGCAGACCCGAACGCTTTAGGATTTACCTCAATTGAAAAACCACCTAAAAAAGATATTGAAGAAAATGAACTTGAAGAAAAAGCGAAAGATTTGCTTTCAGATATGACGGAATTTTTGAAAGACAAAAAAATAAATAGTGAAATAGAAAAAACAATGCAAGAATTTAAAAAAATACTTGCAAAAAAATAAATGGAGGTAGCACAAATGACCGAAGTTATGATAGCAGAAATGAAACGGTTGATGGGCGAAGTTAAAGACTCAATTGGCAAAGCTCTTACCGTAGAAAAAGTAAATGAAATAGTTGCGGGCGCAATCAATGCCGCAAATATTCCAATCAAACAGGAAATTGAATCGGGTTTCAAATTCCCTGTTGGTTCTCCCGAAGGCGTTATGGAAAGATATAACGCTTTCAAACAAACAGAAGAAAGCAGGACCAAAGCGCCTATTTGGACTTCCGACTATGGTAAAAAGTTCAAAGACATGGGCGGATTTATATCGGCTGTTACGAATAAATCAGGTTTGCTGGAAGACGCCAAAACCGTAATGTCCGAAGGAACTGCCGCACAAGGCGGGTATCTTGTCCCGACGGAGTTTAACGCAGAAGTTATTAAACTTGGACAAAATGCGTCAATAGCGAGGTCGCTTGTCAATGTTTTGCCGATGTCCTCGTGGAAAAGAACTTTCCCGAAACAGCTAACCAATGTAACTGTTTACTGGGTTGATGAAGCCGCCGCCAAAACTGTAACTAAGCCTACTTTCGGACAGCTCACACAGACCTGTAAAGTTATGGCCGCTGTTATAATGATGACCGACGAGCTTTTAAGGGACTCCGCTATTAACTTGCAAACTTTTCTTGCGGGATTGATTGCTGAAGCGATGGTTCTCGAAGAGGACAGAATTGTGTTTATGGGAAACACTGGCGCAGGCGACCCGTTCATGGGCGTGCGATATGCAGTTGGTGTTGTAAATGTTCCTATGGCTGGTGCTTCTGTTGTTTACGATGACCTAATAGACCTTAGGGGCGGAATTGCGCAAGGCTATGATAAGAACGGTATCTTTGTAACGAATAGAGCGGGATTGAGGCTTATCAAGAAACTGAAAGACACGACAGGGACCTATATTTGGAATAGACCTGTTGACGGTGAGCCCGGCACTATTGACGGTAGACCGTATGCGATATCTGACCAAATAACCGCCATTACTGGAGCGCAACCTGTCCTTTACGGAGATTTCAAAAGATATATGTTGCTTTCTCCTCGTGAAGGGTTGGTAGTTAAAGTTTCACAGGATGCTTACGACGCCACAAGCGGCGAGAACGCTTTTATGAACGACCAAACATGGTTGAGATTCACGAAAGCCTTATCCATTGATGTAGCGGTGCCAGCGGCATTTGCGTATCAGGATATTAAATAATCGGAGGTTCTTTATAATGGATATTGTTGAAATAAAAATAGTGGAACTTTCAGGTTACAACAAAAATGCTGTAACCACGATGGACAAACTTCATGCGGAACGATTAGAAAAAGAGGGAAAGATTAAGATAATCAAAACTCTTACAAGCAATAAAATAGCTCCGCAAGGTTCTACTAAAATGGAATTAGAAAAAACGCCTTCGGTTGAAATTGAAAAAGAAGCTAAAGGCAAAAAATACGGAGGTAAAAAATAAATGAAAAAACTTTTATTTTCATTGGTGTTGTTAGCAGGATTGGCTAGTTCAGCTGATGCATTATCGGGGACGCATTATAATATTGATGTTACGTCCTATCCTGTAACCGAAACGGCGTATATGGCGACGCAGATAGTTGGAAATGTGAATATTGAGCAAATATATTTCTCAAATTCAAGCACTTCCACAGCTCAAACGGTAAGCGTTTACTCATTGTGTGACTCAACCACGACAGTGACGCTTCAAGTTAGGGCGTATCTGCCCGCTGGAACGGATAGCAATAGCGTTAAATTTGAATATCCTTTATTCAATACGCCTTTGCTTTTGCATGATGTGTGCTTTCGGAAATCAGACGCCGCAAGTAGCGTTCATGTAAATGTTTGGTATCGTTAAGAAGAAAAAACAAAATGAGGATAACTCTCCCATCTTAATCGGTGGGAGAGTTTTATAAAATTATGCCAATAGCCGCCGCTTCCAACGCACTAACCACCGTCGCAAATGTAAAATATGTTTGGGGTAGACCACAGGCAGATACAGGCGATGATGACCGTATTCAAACCTTAATAAATTTAATAAGCGACAGGATTGAGTATTGGTGCGGTCGTAAATTCACAAAACAGACATACACCGACGAACTTCACGACGGAAACGGCGATAATTATTTATTTTTAAAACAGTATCCTATCGTTTCAGTTACTGAAATAAAAAGAGATGATATTGCAGTTGATTCTGATTATTACAAAGTTTATGAGGATGAGGGGTTTGTTTTAAAAGAAACTTATTGGACAAAAGGATATCAGAATTTAAAAGTCACTTATGAGGCGGGCTTTGAAACGATACCCCCCGCCATTGCTGAAATTGCAATTGAATGGATTATCATGCTTTTAGAGGGTCGGATGAAAGACGCTAAAGTTGACGGTTCTGAAATGGGCAATCCCCCCGATAGCATCATGCTCGGTTTGGCGCCATTTAAGCGGAGAGATTTTTAATGATTTCAATGACATCAAAATTAAAAGATGAAGCGACGCCATATTTAAAAAAGATTACTCCCGCCTTAATGCAATATCTAGAAAAAGAAATGAAAAGACATGGCGCGGATATGGAGAGGGATATTAAGCAAAGTTTAAGTGTTGGTGGAAGAGTAGGCGGTAGCGTTGTTCATAGTGCGGCAGGACAACCGCCGTTTTTGCAAACTGGGAGACTAAGGGCGTCAATCGGCTCTAAAGTTGAAACAAAAAAAGATGAAGTTGTTTTAAATATCGGGGCGATAAGGGGCAGGAAAGAGGTTAATTATGCAAGAGATTTAGAATTTGGGCGCAGTAATATGGCACCAAGACCTTATTTAATACCTATTGTTAAAATCTATTATGATAAATTTAAAAGATTATTTAATAGCAGATGGAAATATAAATGATACGAGATTTAATTGCATTTTTAGAAACCGACGCTACACTGTATAGTTTGCTCAATGCGAATGCGGGCAATAGTAAAATGTTTGCGATGATTGGCGATAAACCGAGAGGCGAAACATCGCCATATATTTTATATAGTTCCACGACAGGCACAACTGCCCCAGTTTTAGAAGAAAGCATTATACAGTTATCAATTATTGCGGAAAAATACGATGATGCACAAGATATATCATATCGCTTAGATGAATTGCTTGATGTTTGGGAAGGTTTAAATAAAAAAGTCCCGTCAACAAATTTTTATATTTATTATGGCCGCAAGATTGGCGGCAATGATAGCTATGAACAAGATACAAAGCTTTATAATTCTGTAAGGCTTTTTAGTATAAAATATAAAAGAAAAAACGGAGGATAGTATATGGATACACAGAACTTAGTATTTGGTTTTAATCTCGGTGTAGCCGCACAGGTTAAAATCGGAAGTTATGCCGCTGGCGAAGGGGCTGGCGTTAATATTGGCCGAAGCGAGGGCGGTATTGAATTATCTTGGGAACGAGAAATGAAGAATGTTGAAAACGACCAAGATAGGGGCCCCGTGGCCGCAAAGGAAATAAGTAGAATCGGTAAATTGAAATTAAGTTTTGCAAATGCAACGCTCGCAAATCTTGCAATAGCTTTAAATCTTCCGACAACGGCGGTTGCAGGAGGCGTTTTAAGCTTGGGCGTGCCTTCCTCTGGTGAATTATATCGTGAGGTGTTTTTATATACGGACGGCCCCACGGGCGGAACAAGGAAATATTTCTTGCCGAAATGTGTTGTAACTGGGGCGGCGACGCATTCATATACGAAAACCGATGAAACCGTTATTGTTTTGGAGATGGATATTCTTTATGATTCAACGCAACCCGCTGACGAAGAATATGGAACAGTGACCGATACAGGGACTGATACAACTGCCCCGACGGTTGCATTAACCGCACCAGTAGACGGCGGAACAGTGACCAAAGACACCAAAGGCACGGTAGTTTGGACAATCACGGAAACCAATGCTATAGACCAAAGCACGATTGAATATGGGAACACATTCAATATTATAAATACAACGGTTGAAGCAAGTGGCGACCTTGTTGCTGGCTCAATTGTCTATGACTCAGCCGCCAAGACGGTTACTTTTACGCCAACTGCAAACTGGACAGCAAGCAACACCTTGCAAGCGATTGTAACCAAAGGGTTAAAAGACGAAAATGGAAACGCTTTGGCCGCGACCAAAGTTGAACAATTTAGCGTAACTGCTTAATTGTTTTTTTGATAGGGGGGGCGAGTTTAAATCTTGCCCCCCATAAGGGGAACAAATGGAAGAAGATATAAAAGTTTTTATGCCGACAAGCAAATTTGTAATGTTGGCTGGTAAAAAATATGAAGTTAAAAAATTAGGGATAAAACAGATTTTTAATTTCATGCTATTTATAGGTTCATTGCAAGAGGATTTGCGGAAAAATATTTCCGAAAATCTTGAGGGCGACAACAAAAAAGATTTTATCAATTTCATAAGTAAATTATCAGCTGAACAATTACCAAAATTATTTGGCATATTTCTTAATAGCGACGATATTGAAGAAATGAAAAAGATTGATGACGCTATTGAAGTAAGCGAATTACTATTGTCAATATTAGAAACTAACGACATTGAGAGACTGATTGCAAATTTTTCAAAGACGGCGGAAAAGATAATGCAAGCTTGGAAAAAGATAAGTTCCGTTTCCCAACCGTCATTGTCAAAATAGCACAGGAACTTAATTACACCATTGAAGAAATAATGGATAAACCATCGGACTGGATTTCTTTGGTTTATAAGGAAATAATTGATGACGAAACAAAGAAATATAAAATAATGGCAAGCTTCTTTGGCGTTGATATTTCAGGAAAAAATAAAAGCAGTAAACTAATGAATCGGCAACCGCTTTCAAAAGAATTAAAATCTATGGGCTTTGGTCATAAAAAAGGTAAATAAAAAATGGCGGGTGAATTTGCAAAATTCTTTATTGAGATAGGTTCAAAGTTTAATCCAAACGGATTAAAACAAGCCCAAACTTCCATTGATAAAACAAAAAAAAAAGCTGGTGATTTAGGCGGCGTGCTTAAAAAGCTTGGTGGCATACTAGCCGCTGGAGTCATCGCAAGGCAGATGATAGCATTTGCAAAAGACGCTTTTAACGCCTTTGCTCAACAAGAAAAAGCAGTAAACAATCTCAATTCCGCATTAAAGAATCTCGGTATTTATTCAACCTCATTATCAAAAGATTTACAAAGAGTCGCAAGCGATATTCAAAAGGTCACTACGGTCGGTGACGAAACATCGCTGGCGGTTATGCAATTAGGCTTGAGTATGGGCGTTTCCGCTGACCAAATTGAATTGGCGACTCAACAGGCGATTGGATTATCAAAAGCCTATGGCGTCGATTTAAACGCTTCTATGAAGATGGTGGCATTGGCACAGCAGGGCGAATATACAATGTTAAATAGGTATATCCCACAATTACGGTCATTAACGACAGATACTGAAAAAGCCGCTATGACAACAAAACTATTGGCCGCCGGCTTTAATTTGGCAAAAGATGAAACAGCTACTGTAGCTGGTAAAATGCAAATGCTAGGAAATCGTTATGGTGATATTCAAGAAAAAATAGTTGAAAGAGCTGTTCCTGCGATAGAATTAATTTTAAAATGGATAGAGTATGCTATTGAAAGAGTTGATAAATTAGTTTGGACATGGGATAAACTTTTTAAAACCGATGAAATAACACTTGCAAAAAAGAAAGTTGAAACTTTAAAAAATGAATTAGAAGCATTAATTATTACACAAGCAACATCACACCATTGGGCAGGCGAACAATCAGACGCATTTAAAGAAGATACTAAAGCTGTTGAACAGCTTAATATTGAAATAAAAAAGGCAGAAGCCAATCTTAAAAAACTTACAGCAATTCCGCCATCTAAACTTCCGCCAAAATTACCTCCTAGCAAATTAGGCGAATCCGAAGTATTAACAGCTGAACAAATAGCAAAAAAGAAATTGGCAGTTGACGCATGGTATCATAGTGCTAAAGGAACTGCCGAAGTTGAATTTTATCAATGGTTGCACAAGACAAAAATTGATTGGGCGGCTTTATCAGATGAGCAAAGAGCAGAAATAATGGGCAAAGTTGTAGCGGCACAAGAGCAAGCAAACAGTTCAATGGTCGGCGGCTTTGGTTTTGCTATTCAAAAATTGAAAGCGCAGGGTATGGGGTGGGCAATGGCGTGGGATGGGATGTTTAGCGGAGTAATGTCGGGAATGTCATCTGCAATTAAAACATTTATAACAAGTTCCGGAAATATGTTTGACAATTTTAAATCTTTGCTTGACGGAATATTTAAGAGTATATTGGACTCTTTTATCTCAATGGTTTCGCAAATGATTGCGAAGTGGATTTTATTAAATATTGTAACAGGTGGAGCAACTAGTTTATTACCTTCAATACCGGGATTCGCAAAAGGCGGTGCTGTAACTGAAACAGGCCCCGCTCTTCTTCATGCGGGCGAGGTTGTTATCCCCGCCGATATTGTCAATGCCGTAAATTCTGGTAAAAGAATATCGCCAGCGACTATAAACAAAAATTCAATAGGTGGCGCAACCACAATTTTAAACCAAACTATAAATATAGGCGGGACATCCGAAACAAATATTGATGTCATCGCAAGAAAATTGACCAAAGCGACAAGGGACGGAATGCCAGCGGCTTCAGATTTAGCAAAGACAAGCTATAAAATTGGAAAAAGCAAGGAAAATGAAGTGGTGCTATAATGAACGGGATTAAAATATTTGGCGAAAACTTTATAAATGGCGATAACGATTATGCTTTTTTAAGCGGTTCGGCATTGGTCGCCTACCTTTACGACCAAAAAAGATACACGGCTTGGGTTTCAAGCGGTTCGAATAACTTGACCGAAGAATATATTGAAATAACTTTCAAGAACTGGCAAGGCGAGGCGGTTCAAAGAACTTTTGACAGGATTATCATTTTAGGGCATAACCTAAAAGCCGCACAATGCCAATACTGGGACGGTTCGGCTTGGCAGGATATAACCGAAGGGGTGCTTGCAGATAATGCCGCCACGGACAACCTGCTTGAGATTTCAAGCCCTATAACTTCATATAAATTCAAAATTAAGATGACAACTACACAGATTGCTGATGCGGAAAAATACATAGGCGAAATAAAGGTTTGTGCGACAATTTTAGAGCCAACCCTTTGGCTTACAGATTTCAAAAGGAATGATGATGATAAATCAGGCAATTATCGCTTATCCAAAGGCTCTTTGGTCTCTTGGAAAGAATGGAATAAAGTTGAAGGCAGTTTGGATATTGAGAATGCGGTTTTAGCGGAAATAACCACGCTTGAAACTTACATCCGAAACAACCAATATTTAACCATAGTATTCTATGATGATTTTGACATGACGGAAACCTATGAGTTTATTGTTGTAAATCCGATAAATTATTCGCTTGATAAAAAAATGGAATATTATGAAACAAGTTTGGATTTAGCCGAAAGATAAAATGAAAACAATTTCAGATAATTTAAAAAACTCTTTGGCAAGGAAAACGCCTATATATAAAAAGACAGTTTATCTATATAAGCGTTTTTGGAATGGTGGGGCTTATGTTTATGATGCGCCTATTGATATCACTGACGAAGTAAAAGAATACGGCGACTTATTATGGAAACTTGATAACGAGGGGTTTAATGTTTGGAATTTAAGTAATACAACTTTAGTTTTAAGAAATGACCGCAACCAGTGGTTAGAAGGAAACACAAAAGGATTTTTCACCGCTAATTATTTAATCAATCAAAGCAAAATTAAGATTAAAGTCGGGGCGGAATTGGCTGACGGTTCAATTGAGGATTTATATGCTTTTAGCGGTTATATTTCTGATTCGCCAAATTATGACACTGAAAATAAAAAGGCGATTATAACTTTAATATCGGCGATGAGTGCTCTTAATAAAACTTCCGCACTTGATTTAACAAATACATATACAGAAGAAGTTATTGGGCGTTTTACAGGCATAACTTTTGAAACTAAAAACAAAGGCGTGGCGGAAATTGTTAAAGTGGAAAAGAAAGATTATTATAGTGGGAGTATCTATTATACTTTAATACCTGAAAGAGAATATTCTTTTTCTAACCTTAATAAAAAAGAATTGAGGGCGACTATAACTCTTGTTAGAGAATTACAAGGAACTGAATATGTTAGGGCTACTTATAAATGCTGGTATTATGACAAATTTATTGAAGAAATTATTGAAGAATTTATCACAAATATTGGTATTACGGATTATTCAATAAGTCAAATTCTTTTTAATTTAGCAGTTAAAATATATAACGACCAAAAAACAACCTATTTTTTGAAAACAGGTGAAAAATCTAATGTGGATATATATTCAACTGACGGACAAATAAGATTGGGGTTACCTGTATTTGATGATTTTAGTGATGGGGATATAACTACAAATCCGACTTGGACAGAGGTTGGAGCAAGTAGTTTTTTTGACAGCATCTATGATAGAAAATATAGATTTAGGGGGGACGCTACCGAAATATATACTTCGGATAATAATACTACTGGAACTTGGGAAATAGTTTATTCTGCCGATGGCGGCATATATTTCACTTATCAATTTATAGTAAAAGATAATTGGTATAATTCAGGGCAAGGATATAAATTAACAATAGACCAAAATTCAGATGAAATAACTTTATGGAAAGACGCTAGTTCTATAATTGGGCGTAAAACTTCTGCTGGAATAACAGGCTACGATATGCATTTAATAAGAATTACTAGGGACGCTTCTGGCAATTTTATAGTTTATTTAGACGATATTTCAATTATAACAGGGACAGAAAATACTTACAATACAAATTATTTTTATCGGTTAATTTGTAACGGTTCAACTATTGAAAATTTTTTTAATATAAATTATATGGGGTATTCCGATTCAGTTATACCAGCAGGACAATATGTCGCCACAGGTAATTTCATTTCCGAAGTTTTTGATTGCTCTGAAAATGTAACTTCTTATGACCAATTATTTTATGACAATTCAACGCCTGCAAATACAAGTATAACGGTTGAAACCTATTCTTCCGATACTTCTGATTTTAGCACGGGGAACGACGCGGCGGGGTGGGTTGCGGTAAGTGACTATTTAGTTCCACAAAGTGCCTTAAAAAGATATATAAAATTTAGGTTTACTTTAGCAACAACCGATAGTGCCGCTACGCCTTTAATTTCTAATATTGTATTTTATTATTCTTCAAAACAAGTCAAACTTGAAATAGCCTCTCTTTCAGGTTCTTATTTAGATATGATAAAAGAATTTGCAAAAATTTCAAATTATGAAATAGCTTTTGATACTAATGATAAATTTTATTTTAGGAGTAGAACATCAATAGCTGGTTCTGTTTTGGATATTAAAGGCGATGATAATTTAAAAGAATTAACAAATTATAGTCAAGGTATTGAAAGAGTTTATAATATAGTAACTGCTAGTATTGGAAATTATACAGAAACATCTTCGGCGGAAGATGATAGCGTGCCAAATTCAGTAACAAAATATGGAAAAAGGTGTTATGATATTTCATCTTCTTTAATGATTACAGATAATATGAATATATCTTTAGGGATTGCGCCTACAATTCTGGCATATACAAAAACACCTAGAAAAAGATGTGATATTGAAACGCAATTTTTACCGCAATTGGAATTAGGCGACAAAATAACTTTATTTTATGAAGAGCCTACTGCATTAAGGCTTTGGAAATGGGGAGATACTGATGTCGTTTATGGGCAAGCGGATATTGAATACTATAACAATGAAGTTTTACAAAACCGTTATAATTTTTGGGATATTGATATGAGAATTGAGGGGATAAGATTAAATTTAAACAATTACATAACCAATTTTGACTTGGTGCAAGTATTATGAAAATAAAATGCAAAAAATGTCATAATAAAATTCATAGAAAAGAGGTGATTTAAAATGGCATTACCAAACACAATATCAAACGGGCAGATACCCGATGCGACTAAATTGCAAGAAAATTTTGACTATTTATATGCTTTAATAATCGGCGGCGGCGTTATTAAAAAAGATACACTTGCAAATTTAAAAATATTTGCCGCATTAAATCCCACGATTGCTTTTATGTGTTTTGATACTGATGATAATACTTTGATGGCTTATACTGGCAATATCGGGATAGGCGATGGCGGTTTTGTAATTTCAGGCGGAGCTATTTGAGGACATTGGTAATAAAATGAAAATTAAAGTTAAATGTAAAAAATGCGGACAGGTTGGCGGAAAATTAAACGCACACCATATTAAAAAGTTTTCAATAATACTTAATGACATTAAACAGAAATATCCCCTGCTATCAGTTACTGATATTTCAGAAAACAATAAGGATTTATGGAACATTAAAAACGGCATAACGCTTTGTTATAATTGCCACAAATTAGAACATAAAATAAAGGGAGTCTTATGAAAATAATAATAAAATCTTTTATCATTTTAATGCTTTGCAATTCTTTGGGATTTTCGGCGCAAGGTTATTACGCTTTATCAAAATCTACAACCACAGGTAAGGCAACGATGCATATTGCGGGCGATATTAATGTGGCAGTTTCTTCGGCGACCATTGAAACGGCGATTGTGACTTTGGACGGCGACGGCATTAGAGTAGGTTCAGGCGCAACGGTTTCCACAATCACGGCGGACGGATTTTATGGTAATGTTACAGGTGCCGCTTCATTGAATGTGCTAAAAACTGGTGATACTATGACTGGAAATCTGGTGATACCGGGCGGTAGTGTATTGAGTGTCGAGGGTGGTGGATATTCAGGCCGCGTATATTCAAATAGATTTAGCTTGTTGTCGGGTGCTGATTATGCTTTTTCGGTTTGGCAAAACGCAAATTCTTGGCTTGATAATGACCATAATTTTGGAATTGGTAATCAAACACCCGCATATAAACTTGATGTGACGGGCGGTATTCGGGCTACTAGTTCTATGACAGCTTCTGCTTATTACGGCGACGGCTCAAATCTTACAGGCATCCCTGTTGATGTTCAGTCATCTTTATCCACAAAAGTAGACCTAACCGAAACAAGCTCAGTCACTATTTCAAATGCTTTGGGGGTTACTGGCGACATAAATACTGCCGAGAATTATCAAATAGATGGAGCAGATTTTGTTGTTAAATTGGCAGGAGCAGAAAGTATGGCGATTGGTGTAAATGCAGGATTAAGCGAAACTGGCGGATATAATACTTTTATTGGACAAAGTGCGGGTTCATATAATGCTGGCGGTCAATTTAATTCGTATGTCGGAAGAAATGCAGGAATATATAATATTACAGGTTCACAAAACACTGTATTGGGGGAAAGTGCTGGGGCAGGAGTATCGGGAAATTCATATTCAAATAATTCTTTATTTGGGTATAGGGCGGGATTACTCCTAACCACAGGGGGGAATAATGTCTTACTCGGCTATAACGCGGGAAATTCATTAACAAACGGGGCAGGAAATATAATAATTGGTTATGACCAAGATACTCCGACGGCCACAACTTCAAATCATTTGAACATCGGCGGGCTTATAGTTGGAACGATTGGTAGTTCAAGCGTGACCGTTCAAGGCGGGCTTCACACAAATACACTACACGCCACAGGCGCTGTTACACTGGATGACGATAGTTTCTCCGTTGGTGGTTCTACTTTAAATATAAATAATGGCAGGGTTGGAATTGGACAATCAGTTGTAGATGAGAATAAACTTGAGGTTTCGGGAGATATAAGATTAGGTGGTTCTATACAAACAGGTAGTTTGATTTTTGGCGACTGGGGAACAGGTGCAGATTTAAGGCATAACGGTGTTTGGCGAGGTTCAGCTAATTCACTATCGGCAGGAAATCACTTAAATATTCAGGGGTATAATGGCGTTCATATTATGGAAGGCACAGGCGGTTTTGGTTTAGCAACTGAAAGATTGACTATTGGTGACACAGGCAATGTAGGAATATCTACAGGTACACCACAATACGGGCTTGATGTAAACGGCACGCTACACGCAACAGGCGCAACGACGCTTGACACTACATTGTCAGTTTTGGGAATAATCAACACAAATAATCAATGGATTTCAGGCGACGGCGGGGCAGAGGGTATTTATATTGCGGATGACGGCAAGGTCGGTATATCCTCATCTACTCCCACGCAAGAGTTAAGCGTTACTGGTGATGTCAATATCTCGGGCGGCTACTATGCCAATGGCGTTGCGGTGGCGGGGCTTGGCGACGCTGTCTTGGCGGCTGACCAAACATTCACTGGCGAGAATACTTTTAGTGATACTATTGATATTTCAACAACGGCAAATTTTAGTAATGCTACTTCAACAACTACATTTAGTGGGTGGATTGATATAGGATATGAAGTTGTTACCAATCTATGTACTGCAACAGCGTGCAGAGTTTCGTGTCCTACTGGAAAAAGATTATTATCTTGTCAAACGATAAGTTCGGTGGCTGGTATATTACAAATTGGAAACGATGCGGGAGTAACCGCAGAGGATTGTCTTGTGACATTAGGTGCTTCACAAACATTCACGGTTCAAGCGATTTGCGCGAGGGTTAAGTAATGGAAATACTTCTATTCATATTATTTATACTTGCCGAACCTATAAAAAGGATACTATCGTTTTTTCTTTATCCTCTGATATATCCATTCAGGGATAAATTGAGGCACGATACCTTACATTTGTGCCTCTGGAATGATTATCTTTATTTACCTAAATTCAAATGGCTATGGTTTTTCTTGGATGATTCTATCAAAATGGAAAGCGGACACGAATATTCTACAGAGCCCAATCGCATAAATTCTTACTGGTTCAAGTCGGAGTTTGGCAAAAGCTATCATTGGTCGGCGATACGAAATTCATGTGTGAATTGGAATAATTACATGGCATATAAAATAGGATTCTATATTAAAACACTTAAACGATGGGGGAGTATAAATAATTTTATTGAATTACGACAATACGATAATGGGAAAAGACTTTATTGCGAATTTTTTATAGGCTCAAAATTCTTTCAATTTGGTACATTGCGAGGAAACAGAGATACTGGAGGGGCTTCTCGCTTTGAAATAGACCTATTCAAAACGAGGACAAAGAAATAATGGACACCAACGAAAAGATAGATTATATTTATGAAGCTACAATCAAGATGAAAGAACGGCTTGAAAATGTATGTGATACAGTGGATAAACACAATAACGAAATTTATGGCAATAGCAAGAACGGGTTAAAAACTTCAATGACACTTGTTGAGGATAATCTTGACGGACTTGGCAAGGCATATCGGAGTCTTAAATTATCAATGAAAGAAGCCATTGAAAAATTAAATAAATTATCAAGAGAGATTTCTTTTAATTTAGGTAAAATGGCAGGTATGTCATTTGTTATATCCATAGTTATAGCTTTAATAAGTATTGGAGTTTTTCAGGTGATTAAATGAAAGTAGAACTTGAACTTTACCGAGCATGGAAAACATTATGATAAGAAAGTCTATTATCAATGCTTGTAATCTAGTAATTAACTATCCTCTCTTGAAAGCAAGAGGCAATAAGACATAT